AGTTCTTTTATATATTGATATTTGTTTAATATTTTTTTGTCAACTGGATACCATTCTGATTTATTAGGTAATTTTGTTAATGGAATAATTGATTCTGCAAAAAATTCATATCCTACAATTTTATCAGCAATTTCTTTAGTGTTTAATATTGCTTTTTCAATATCTTCACTTTCTAAATAATCTATATTTTTAAATATTTCATCTACAGTAAAGAAATAAGTTGTGCTATAAAACATATCTACTTCACGATTACCATTTGAATCTTCTTCTGAAGTTAAAAATGCTTTATGCACTTCTCTATCCTTAGATGTTAAATAATGTGCATCAGTTGTCACTATCCATTTTATTCCATATGCTTTAGCTATTTTTATTGCCATTTTGTTAAAATCTATTTGTTCATCTTGCAAAGAAGGTTGTAATTCAATATAAAAATCTTCTCCAAATAAATCTAAACACCAATTTATAAAATAATCTATTTCATCTTTTATTTGTTCTTGTTTTTCTTCGTTTTCTTCTTGTAGTAAATTTAATATTAAATATGGTAACATTCCACCCAAGCAACTACTTGATGCAATTAAATGTCCTCTATTTTCATTTACAATATCTTCTATATCACTATAATAAGTGGGTACTCTTTCTATACCTTTATAATTAAACATTCGTTTCCATGCTCTAGTTGATAATTTTCTAATTTGTTCATGGCCAATATTATCTTTTGCTAAAATTAAAAAATGATAAAACTGCGTTTTCCCTTGCTCTTTCATTTCTTCATACATTATTTCTTCATTAACCAAATAAATTTCATTCCCTAATATTGGTTTAAAATCTTTATGTATTTTTTCTTTAGATTTTAATTCTTTAACTATATTCAAAAATTTTACATGTCCTGAAACAGTATCATGATCTGTTAAAGCTATAGCACTATTTCCTAATGAATTAACATGTAAAACCATATCTTTAATTTTATTAATTGAATCAAAGTAAACGGATATTACTATACTCTGAATGAACATGTAAATGCACAAAATCCTTATCTTGTAACAATATCCAACCCTTCTTTCTAATTTAAAATCTAAATTCCTTTGCATTTTCCACATTAAAATCTATTATATTTACTTGTGGAAAATCATTATTATTCCATTTATTAATTTCAAACTCACCAATAACATCCATTTTTATTTTATTAGTTTTTGATTTTGATAACCCTTTATGTGACTTCATAATCATTTTATTATATGTATCTTCACCAGAAAATTTTTTAATAAATGAAATTTTATTATTACCTATATTTTTTTCAAACTTAATTAAATTTCTTTTTTCTCCCAATAATTGAATATCAGTTACTTGTAAAATTATCTGTGTAATAGCAAAAATAGGTTTTCTTAATGTATTTCCCCATATATTTTCCCATTGACCAATTTGAAGCACATGTTTTTCTTTTAATTTCCCTACAGGTATTTCATAATCAACTAAATAAACATCCTCTATATCTATATCTTTGAAAAATTCGTTAAGTTTGTTTTGTGTTTCTTGAATTTTACTTTCTTTAATTTGATGTCCTCCTGCGTTATTATGGCCACCCACCATAATAAACGTATCTAGCTCTTTTAATATATCCATAAAAGATTCTACTGGAAATAAATTATAATTTCTAAAACTACCTCCATATATTATTTCATTGTTTTTCTCTTTCATTTTTTTTAAAATAATTATTGGTCGTTTATAAATGTTAGTTAATTTATTAGCTACTAAACCAGTAAATGATTTCTCTAAAATATCAGTAGCATCCACAATTATAACTTTATTATTATTTAATTTTTGTGTCTCAATTATTTCTATTAATTGTTCCATTGATTTAGTAACTAATTTATCTTGTCTTGATTTTATATTGTTGCTTTCTCTAACCATCGTTTTTTGTAGAGTATGTATTTCAACTGGAGGTTTATCATCTGTTTTCTTTTTCCTTCTAGGTTGATATTCTCTTAAATCTTCTATTCCTAAAAAAGCATTAATCAAATCCATTTTTTCTTCTTGTGTACCAATTCTTGTGACAGCATTAATAAAAGGTGCTATTTTCCAACCAACGAATTCAAAATTTATTGATTCTTCTTCTTTTTTGTTTTTAATTAAAAATTCTTTAATAAAATTATTATTTATTTTTTTTAATCCTTCAATAGCTAAATATCTAGTTTCATAATTTCTTAAATCCATTGAATCCCCAACGATACCAATTGCAACTAAATCTAAATCATTTTCTGCAAAATCTAATCCATATTTTTTGTCATATTCTTTAATAAACTTATAAACAACCCCTGCCCCACTTAAAGTAGGATTAGGATATTGTCCATCTTGACAATTGATAACTATTGCATAGGGATTATCTTCTTCAATAGTATGATGATCTAAAATTAATATATCTACATCTCTTGTTTCTATTAATTCTTTAGACTGTTTAACATCTGATGTTCCAGCATCTGGAATTATTAATAAATCAAATTCATATTGTTCTAAATTTTTAACAATAATACCATGAATTTTATTATCATTCATTGAATGTGTAATATCAATATTGTTATTTATATTTTTAATGTAATTATGAATTATTGTTGCTGAAGTAAGTCCATCTTGATCAACATCATCTATAATATGTATTTTACTATTATTTTCAATATGCCAATTAAGCATATTAAGACCACGTTCCATATTTTTAAATAATATTCCATCATGTAAAACTGATCCATTTATATTTAATAATTCTTTTGGATTTTCAACACCTCTGTTTTTTAATAATATATCTAATAATTCATCTTCTGTAATTAAATCGTAACCTTTGTTCAACACTTTATATTTAATAATAACATCTCCTTTTAAATTATCATTTCTCTTAATTCTTCTAGATCATCTATGTAATATCGTTCTCTATATAATTCCTCAAATATTTTTTTACTACAATCTATTGGTGAATCCTTATATCCAATCCTAAAATCCCAACATACAATTATTGATACATTACAATATGGCATAAGTATTTCTGATATTTTTATTAGTCTTTTTATATAATTCTCATACTCTTTCCATGCTTTTGAATTCTTATCTATATTCTCATCATCTATTAATTCGATTTGATATTGTTTATCAAATGCAATAATAATTTCTTCAATTCCTAATGATAATAATAAATCTCTTTGATAAAGACTCAAACTCATTCCGCATAATGCGATACTAATATTATTTTCTTGACCGTAATAACTACTATATAACATCACTGCTTTTTCTGATTCAAAAATAATTGCTTTTTTAAATTGTTTTATATTATCCTGATTTTGAAATATCCCATAAAGATTAAAAGACATTGGATATTTATAAGTAAGATTTTGAATAGTAATTGGCATATATTTTTTACCATTTTCAATCTCATGCTTAAAAAATGTCCTTCCTCTTATACCTACTAAATTTCCATTAATATCATAGTGAGGAATAATTGCTTTATTTTGATTTATATAAAATTTAATTTGAAATATATCTGCAATTTCATCTTTTATTCCTTCATCATACCATGATAAAGGAATGTAATCATCAAACATATTTAATATATATTTATCATATGTAGGAAGTTGTATTATTCTATCTTCTTTTTTGTAAAGATGAAGTTTTAAAAAATCTAAATCCTTATTTTGTATTTCTCGTTTTTGTAATCCTCTTTTTAATTTCTTGAATCTTGAAATTCCTTTAAAATTACAAATGTAATTATAAGATTCAGTAAAATCAATTCCTTTAGCAGACATAATAACATCAAACAAACTTAATGATCCACAACAAGTAAAACATTGAAAAAATTTACTATCTGTAAAATAATATAATTTATTACTATTTCCTCCATGACAAACAGTATTGAAATAAATATTTCCTTTATCATCTAATTTATAATTATCTGATCCTAAATCTTTTAATATATTAATAATATCTTCAGTAGTAATTAAATTAATTAATTCGTTTCTATCCACGGTAAATCACTCTTTTCGGTGACTTTATCTTCTAATTCTATAATCGTTTTATCTATAGATATTGGTTCGTAATCTCTATTTGTACAAAATAAATCTATTGTTTTCATATTTCCTAAATTTTGATGACACCATATTTTAACTTCTTCTGTGATTTCACCAAATCTATTTTTATATATTGTATAGCATATATTAGGATTTATAGTTTTATTTAACCCTTTACTTTTTTGAATTAATGGTTGTATGTAATCAAGTTCTTTTTTTGTAGGAGCAAAAACAATAATTCCTACATCAGCTTTGTTTGGTAATGATCTGGCTCCTTTTACAGCCCTTTGATCTCTAACATTGTCTCTACGTGCTTCATCTGTTGTTTGTGTAAAACCAAAAATTACAATATCATAATCTGTGGCTAATTTTTTGATATTTGCAGAAAGATTTAATAATACTTGATCTTCTCTTGCTGACATTCCTTTAATTGATTGAACGTATTCTGCAATCAACGCTTGAGTTAATTCAAGATAATCAATTGCAAGGACATCTAACCCTTCTTTAAGTTTATATCTATCTATAGTATTTCTTAGATATGATAAGTCATAATTAGATTCATCTTCTAAATAAATTTTAGCTTGTTTTATATATTCTATTGCTTTATCAATTCTTTTTTCTTCTTCTTTAGTTAAAATATTTTTTTTAATTTTATATTCTTCTACTCCACTAACGAATGCCCACATCATAGGTTCTAATTCTTCATATATTTTCATTTCTGTTCCTATGTATAGACCTACATTATTTTGACCATTAAGATTAGGTAGAAAATCTTCCTTGTCATGATCCCACAAATAAGGACAACAAATCAACAATAATCTTTCTATAGCACATCTGCTTTTACCTTTCCCACTATCTCTTGTCTCAAGAAAGAATCCTCCTTTTAAAGCACCTCTTGTAAGTGTATTTATATATTTACTTTCAAGTCCATATCCATAACATGGAGATTTCTTCATTTTAATTCTTAATTCCTCTGCATTATCTCCAGATTTTCGTCGCTTTGATGAATCTTTTATAAAAAATTTCTCTTTAATATTAAAATTTTTTCTATCAAAATGTTGTTGTATTTCATTTAACGTCATAGATTCAAATTTTTCTTGTTGTCGTTTAATGATCACATGATCTATTTCTTCCATATCCAATATTTCTGATATGTCTATACCTTCATTCATATAACTTCTTAATAAAGATAATTTTCTAATTTTATTATAATAATATTCATAATTAACAACATTTGCATCTTCATATATTTGAGATAACCACTCAAGATTCTTTTCATTTTCAAATAATAAAACATATCCCTTTGGATCGTTTGTATTTAAATATGTTTCAATGTCTGAAATTTTAATTTCCTTTAATTCTTGAAGAGACAAATTATAAATACAGGTAAAAGTTAATTTATGTATGCCATTTGGAAAATCTTCATTTACATTTAATATAAATTTTTTGTCTTTTAATAAATAAGGATCTTTCATTAAACATCCTAATACTTGACAAGATGCTCGTTTATCAAAATACTTTTCAATTTGTTTTTTAGTTATCCTCATTATTTTCCTCCCAATTTATTTGCAATGGTAGAGGCTCTTTGATATTGATTTGCTTATTTATTATTTTTGTTTTTATTTTTATAATTTGTTCATTATTAGCAAATTCATCTGCTTTATCTTCTAAACTAAATATCTTATTATAATGATTTTTAGCTTTATCATAATAATAAGGTATAATACCTAATCCAGTTTCATCTAAAACTTTATTTTCTAGTACATCATAATAGTATAATAAAGTATAATACATACCTATATTAGTATATTCATATTCAGTTCGATAATTTTTTAATTGTTGAAACATCATACCTGTTGGAACTTTTATATTATATAATTTACATATATATTGAAATAACAAATCCCAGTCATTTTTATATTTATCAGATTCTTCTTCTTTTGCTTTTAAACATTTACTACAGTATTTTTTGCTATTTTTAATTGTTAATTCTTCTTTATCAAAAGATTCTTTACATATACAACACTTTAATTGTTTTTGTTTTTTCTCCATAAATAACCTACCTTTTAATAAATAAAGAGGTAGAAATCTACCTCTTTATTCTTTTATAATGTTATTCTTAACCCTCTAATTCCTCTAATAATTCTTCTAAATCTTGTTTAATTCTCATCAGAGGCTGAATTTGTTTTTTAGTTGATTCGCTAACAGTAATATCCTCTCCAAGATGTTCAGCAACAATATCTGCATATTCTTCAAGTTTATCAAATTCTTCAAATCGTGCAAATAATTCTCCAATAGATTCTTTTAATTCTTCATGTGTAGGTTCTTCACCTTCGTAAATTT